CACATATAATAGAGATGAACTTAAGACTATTCTTAATTGTGAAACTATGGATAGTTCATATTTTAGAAAATGGAGAATTAACAAATTGATACAATATAATGTAATTGAGAGAATAGGTGCAGCTAATAGCCCAAAATGTGTTTACAAATATCTAGGAAATGGAGCAACACATGAATAACAGAGTTGGTAAAGAATATGATTTTGATACACTAATGATAATGATGAATTGTATGGATAGTGAGTACTTTGAGAATTACAAAATACCACACCTTATAGATAAAGGGATTATCAGTAAGATAAACTGTGGTAAGGAAATTAAGTATAAAGTTCTTAAAACATACTAACATATCAATAAGCATCCCTTTACAGGATGCTTTTTTACTAAGCTTAAAATAAATGAGCACAACCACTGATAATTATGTATACTATAAGTAAGAAACAATTAAAACAAGTGAGAATATTATGAATATGCAAGTAACAATAAAAGTGGATAAGTGTAGTAAGTGTAATGGAACTGGTATAGTTGAACAATGTGAGTATACTCCACCATTTGAAAGATTCAAAGGTCAGTGTGATAAGTGTAATGGAGTAGGATTAGTTCAAAGTAAATAACCAATAACAGGGAGCACTAAGCTCCCTTAACCTATTAAGGATATTAACATGAATGAAAGAGCAATGGTTGGATTAATGACACAACTTGAGCAACTTAGGTATAAAATCATTTTAGAAAGGATAAGTATTTATAATGATAATAATGAGTTAATGCTAAACGAAGTTGTGATAGATAAGAATAAGGGAGGAATAAGTATATTTTATGGTACATTAGAGATGGCTTGGTTTGGCCCAGTGGTATTATCAGAGCAACCAAGTATGTCAGGATATTATCAAGAGGTTATGTTAAAGCAGAACTTCTATATAGTAGCTATTAATGGAGATAGAACAGAGAAAATATTATCATTTCGGACAGGAGTATCAAGATATGAGTAAGACAAATGAACTAAAATCAGTTAAGAATTTGGCATTATCAGGCATGAGGTCTAACTTTTTTTATTATCATGTAAAAGAGCAAGTTATTAACAATGCAATAAGCAAGAAAACAGGCCCTAGAGGTGGTAAGCTATATGATTGTGCAATTTGTAGTGCTAAGGAAGATAAGGCATTTAAGCGGGATGATATTGAAGTTGACCATATAGAGCCAGTAGTACCACTAGATAGAGCAATGGAAGAATGTAGTATTCAAGAGTTATATGATAGATTGTACTGTGAAGCAGACAATCTTAGGACATTGTGTAAACCTTGTCACCATAAGGTAAGTGCTGAACAGAATGCTATCAGGGCTAAGAACAAAAAAGAAAAAGCAAAAACTAAAAATAAATAAGCAATATGAAAAAGCATATACTATATTTAGAAGTATATGCATAGATAATCTTGAGGAGACACAAAATGAGTAATGAAGTATCAGTAGTATTGAATGAAACAAAACAAAGTATCAGTTCACTTGAAATAGCAGAGATGACTGGTAAGAGACATGATAATGTTACGAGAGACATTAAAAAGCAACTTGACGCACTTGAAATCAACGCCCTCAGTTTTGAGGTGGTCTATAAAGACTCTAAAGGTGAAGAAAGACCAATGTATGTTCTCGATAAAGAGCAATCACTAATTCTTGCATCAGGTTATAATGTTCAACTTAGACAAAAGATTATCAAGAGATGGATAGAGCTTGAGACAACAGTATCAGTACCAAAAGCATTAACACTTGAAGAGATGACCTTACAGGTTATCAGTGGACTTACAGCTAAAGTAACAGATACACAGAAGCAACTTGAATCAGTTAAGCACTCTAAGAGATCAACTAAAGCTTGGGTAACTAAGAAGAACAATATTATCAGTTCTATCAAAGAAACATTGGGCTGTAATAGAGAGAGTAAACTGGCACAGGATGTTAAAGTTATGGCAGAGGAATTAACTACTCTAAAAACACCGTATATGACATCAACCGAACTTGCTAATACTATCAGTGAACAAACTGGTAATGTGATAACAGCTAGTACTATTAACAAACACCTTATCAATATGCGTTTAGCACAGAGAGACAAGAAGACAGGAGTACTGCACTTGACGATGATAGGACGTGGTTTTGGTCAAACTAGAGAGTACAATGATAATGGTAAATGGTGTTACTATCCCGCGTGGAAATCTAGTGTACTTGACCTTATTATTGAACATATCAGTAAAAACAACTAATTAAGGACTAACTATGAACCACTATATCTATAAAATAACAAACAACATCAATAACAAGTATTACTATGGTAAAAGAAGTTGTAAGTGTGCTATTGACCAAGACCCCTATATGGGGTCTGGTAAGTTACTTAAGAAAGCATTACTAAAATATGGTACTGATAACTTTACTAAGGAGATTCTAGCTATCTGTGATAGTAGTGAGGATGCACTAGAGCTTGAAGAGATGGTAGTGACTATAAAAGAAGTTAATGACTATATGTGTTATAACCTTAAACTTGGTGGTAGTGGTGGATGTATACCAGGTAGAAAGGATAGTGAAGAAACTAAAGCTAAGAAGAGTAAAGCTCAACATGGTAGAATATATGATGATGTATTTAACGCTAAAGTTAGTAAGGGTAAGATAGCTAAAAATAATAAAGGTATAAACAATAAAGTATGTAAGCCAGTAATACAACTATCTATGAGTGGTGAATTCATTAAGGAATGGATATCTGCTACTGAGGTATATGATACGATAGGTAGAGAAAAAATAGGTCATATATCTGAGGTATGTAAAGGTAAAAGACGAACTGCAGGTGGCTTTAAATGGAAGTATAAGGAATAATAAAACTATTTTTATATAAATACTACTTTTTTAAGCAGAATGATAAAATAATGAGTATACTATATATGTAAGAGAAACAACACATAGGAGCGCACAATGAATTGGTTAGAGATTGTATTAGTAGTAATTATGGGATTAACAGTGTTGTTACAACACATTGGTTATCAGAGATTAATTAATGATAATGAGATTAAAGCAGAAAACGAGTGGAAAGCTCTTATAACTAGAATGAATAATAATAACAAAGGTAATGAAAATGCTTAACTTGAAACTTGACTTGGGAACTTTCAGAAGATTCAAAACACTTAGAGCTGAGATTGGTAAAGCTGAGACAATGACTGACAGTGCTTTTCTTAATCAATTGCTTGATGCTTCAATGAAGCGTAAGAAGAATAAGAAGGAATTTACAGATACAGGTGCTGTTATTGATGTCTCTGATACTGGTGAACCATTGATACCTGAGGATAGTGACACAGATAACTAGATAATAACCAAAGGGAGTACTGATATACTCCCTAACTTACAAAGGATAATAATAATGGAAAATATGATTATGGGTGTAACACCAGAAACTAATGGTGTATCAGATATGCCTAATGGAAGAACTTGGAGTGAGGTGCAAGATGCATTATACAAAGGTAAGAGATTTACTAATATTGCTTGGGATAAAGGTGAGTATATTTGGTTTAAACATATCCATGAACTTAAATGCGCATCTACTTGTTGTACTGATGATAAAGTTTCATTTGAGATTGCTAAGTATATAGGTAGAGGAACTAATGTTATTATTCCAAGTATGTACTATATATTCAAAGATGGATACTTACTAACTATCGGTGCTGACTTATTTAATGATGAAACTAATGAACCTAACTGGATTGAGGTATAATATGTGTGATGTACTTGATGCACTTACTTATGAAGATGAATATGCAGTAGAACCTATCCATGTTAAAGAAAGTATTGCAGATATATTTTATCAAGCAATGCCTGATGGAACTACAGCAACTGAGTTTTTGTATGACCTTTTAGTGCTTTATGGTGAGAGTGAAGCCCGTGCGCGTGCTAAACTAGCTAAGACTTTAAAAGCTAAAGGATAACACTATGACTAATGGAGCTTTGGATGCTTTAGTGCATGAATATAGAACACTAACTAATGATACACGCAAGAATGACAACTTGCGTGGTGTAATATTCACTAAGATAAGAAAGAAGTACTTACCACTGGTAAAGTCCCAGTTTGATCAAATGAGACTACCCGAAGAGTATATGGAACAAGCAATGAGTATCTATGATCACTTAATACTTTATGCTATATCTATGTGGAAAGGTAAGAGTTCATTTGCTACATATCTGTTTATGCACATTAAGCCATTCAGAACTTCACTTAGTAAGGAGCTTAGTGTATTAAATAGAGCAGGTACACACTTTAGTGCTACATATAGACTATCATATAACATTGATGAAGTAGAGGAATAATTATGAGTGCTTTAGAATCTATGAAAGAATGGTATGCTGGAAGTGTAGAGCGTAGATTTGCTAATGGTGGAATAGTAGATGGTGATTCAGATATAATTAGAGTTAATCCTAATGGTAGACCTTTTAACTTTGATATTACACCTACTGACTATAATGTTGAGTTTCTAGGACAGTTTATTAGTAGACCAACTGAAAAGTCTGTTGCTGAGGAAATTAATAAGCTTATCAGTCAACATACTTGTACAATTACAATGGATAATAATACTACACCAAAGAAAGAAGAACCAGTAAGAGAATTAACTGATGCTGAGAAAGACCTACTGATATGGCAAGATATGATAATAATGGGATTGTAACACTATAGAGGAAGCTGAAAGGCTTCCTTTTGTTATCTATGTACCAAATAAGGGTATAAGTGCGTAGACACAATTACAACAAGCACCGTTGAGTGCAGATACAGGATTATATATGGCAACTAAAGACAAGTGTGAGAATATCAAGTCACAATCAAAAGTTCAGAGAAAGACACATACTGAGGATGAAGTAGTAGAGATGCTAAATGACTACTATAATGAATATGTAGCCTATGACAATGAAAAGAAAGGCTATGATAAGTATTGGAACTATGGACAGGACTTATTTCAAAGATATGGATTCACTACTAGATGTGGTTGGATGTATGGGCCTGGTGTAAGTGAACGTATCAGAGACGCATATCATATGATTAAACTAGCTAAACTAGATAAGATAGATAAGAGACTATATAGTGGTAAACTAACAGCAGTACAAGCTAATTATGCAATGTTCTCAATAAAGTCATTAGCAGCAACTGATGATGCACTAATAGATATTGACTTAAGACAACAAAGACTACAAATTGAGCGGGATAAACTTAAGCTACTTAGTGGTGATACTGAGGATAAACATGCTACTGAGATTACTATAGGTTTTGGTGGTGATGAAGATGAAAGCACCAAGTAAACACATAAGGATAAATCCAAGCAGTGTATCTAAGATATATCATAATATCCTTAATTGGGATAAGAGAATAAACCATGTAATGGGTGGTGCTTCTAGTGGTAAAAGTTATACAATGATGTTATATGCCCTATTATGGGCAATACAAGGTAGGAACATACTTATCTGTAGACAAACATTAGCCAGTATGACCGATAGTACTTGGGCAGACCTTAAAGCTCATATTGATACATATGAATTAGAAGACCTATTTGAGATAAGAATCACTGAGAGAAAGATTATCTGTACTAATGGTAATAAAGGTATCATTATCCTTAAAGGGTTAGAAGACCCTGAAAGGATTAAATCAATCAGAGGTACTAAACCACTAGATACAATCATTGTTGATGAAGCAACAGAGATAACTGAGGCAGTGTTTAATCAGTTAATGATAAGACAGCGTGGTGTAACTGAATACCCTAAGAGAATATTCTTACTATACAACCCAGTGTTCATAACACACTGGATATATATCAGGTTCTTTAAAGAGATAGTTAATAATGGCCAGTGGAATAATAGATACTATGGTACAGATAATATCAATATCCTTAAGACTACTTATAGGGACAATGAGTTCCTATCAGAAGATGACCTTAATACATTTGAGATAATAGCTACTAATAGTAAGTATCATAAGGAAGTGTATTGTGATGGTAACTTTGGTAGTCTAGGCAAGAAGATATTTGAGACATATGAAGAGCTTAATAATATCAGTGATACTAACTATCCAGGATATAAGGTTTATTGTGGTGGTGATGCAGGATACACTGACCCATGTACATTAGTAATAACACTATATAACCAAGTTAAGAAACATATAGTAGTTAAAGCATCCTGTGGTGGTGTTAACCTATTACCTGATGCATTTGCTAGTATGATATTTAACACACTAGAAGCTAATGGGCTTAGTAGAAGAACACCAATAACCTTTGATAATAATGAACCAAGGTTAATAGCACAATTAGTAGCTTTAGGAGTTAACATTATTAAGGCTCGTAAAGGTCAAGGAACAGTATTACCTAGTTACTTATGGTTAATGACTAATAAACTAACAGTTAATACTACTGCTTATGGTATCTATCAAGATATCATAAATGCAGAATGGAAAACAGATAAACATAACAACCAAACAGATGAACCAGTACATTTGTTTACACACTACATTGATGGATTAAGGTACTCTTTAGAGGGTTTTTGGTCTGGAAATGGTAAAGTTATGAGTAGTAAAGGTAACATTTACTAAGCCAAATAGGTTATAATAATTAAGCATAAGGAACATAAGAATGTCAAATAACAACTTTAGTACACCAATCAATTCTATCAACCAATATGTGTTCTGTACAGAAGCATATGAAGGTAGTGGTGGATTTAAGAATGGTAACTACTTAGCACCATTTAATAGAGAAGAGAACTTTGATACACGTAAGAGACAGGCAGTGTATAAGAACTACATTAAGGGCATTATTGATTCACTAATAGTACCAGTATTTAGTACACCTGCTATTAGAACAACTACTAGTGATATGTTTAGTGGGTTCATTAACAACTGTACTGCTAATGGAGTAACATTACAACAGTTTATGAGAGATACATTGCTTAATACTAGACTACATGGTATTTGCTTTGTTATAATGGATAACTTTAGTGATATACCTGAGAGTAGAGCTGAGGCAGTGGATAAGAGAATATATCCATATGTCTACAATAGAAAAGCTTATGAGTATGTTAAGCATACAGCAGATAAGATTGGTAGAACTACTAGCATAACATTTATCAATGGTCTTATTAAAGTTAATGGTCAAGAAGTAGATACTAATATCATATTTACAGCTACTGATGTTAAAGTAGTTAGTAAGGATGGTACTAAGGTATATAGTACCATTACTCATGACTTAGGCATAGTGCCAGTAATACCAGTGTCATTAACACCTACAAGTGGTATGCAACCAATAGCACCTGCGTATGACCTTAGTAAGTGTAATGCTACTATCTATAATCAATCCAGTGAACAGAGAAACATTGAGAGACTGCAATCATTCTCACTATTAGTAATCCCTGGCAATGAGAGTAACAGTAGTGTATCAGTAGGAGCAGATAGTGTGTTATGGATTGACTCAACAAGTAGTCAAGCCCCACAGTACATTAACCCTAATCCTGCGGTACTAACAACATTGATATCATCAGAGCAGAATAACATTGACCAACTATTATCTATGGCTGATACATTAGGAGCTACGGCAGTAGTTAAGAATAGTGCTGAGAGTGGTGTAAGTAAGTCATATACATTCCTAGGTCAATCATTTGCATTACAGGACACAGCTAACCTAGCTATGTGGGCTGAGATGGCTATATCTAAGCTATTTGAACTATTCATTGGTGAGCCAGTAAACTATACAGTTAAGTATAAGACTAGATATGCTCCTAGCTTCCTTGAGACACAACAGAGATTAACTATGCTTAAGGAACTATTATCTATTCCAGGGATTACACCTGAGATGACTATCAGTATCTTAAGTCAGATTGATACACTTTATAAAGAAGCATTTGGTATTGAAGACACTGAATAATAAGGTTTTCCCAAATAGGTTATAAAACAATAATCCCGTTGAGGATTACCAAACATTGGTCGTAGAACCATAGGAGAATGTTATGACACTAGAACAATTACTTGCACTTCTTGATGCAGGTACAATTACTAAAGAACAGTTTGCTGATGCTAAAGCAGTTATCCTTGCCTCAATTGATGCAGAGAAAACTAAAGGCATTGATAGTTACCGTAAGAAAGATAATGAAGCATTGAAACTTAAGAATGCACTTAAGACACTTGGATACAATAAGGATGAAGTAGATGGTGTTGATGAGTTCATCAATAGTATAAAGAGTAAGGTAGTTAGTACAGATGGTAAGGATGTAGCACTTGCTGAGCTTAAGTCTCAGATTGATACACTTATGACTAATATGGCTAATAAGGATAAAGAAACTCTTGAAGCTAAAACAAAAGCAGAGCGTGCAACCATAACTAATGAGTTGACAAAAGCAATAGGTACAAAGTTTAATGCATCTAACCTAATTATAGATAGTCTAGTTAACAGTAATAAGCTTAAGGTAGTTGATGACAAAGTAGTATTTGTAGGTGCTAATGATAGTGTTGTAACATTTGATGATGGTATTAAAGGTCTATATGAATCACATAAAGACCTTGTAAAGAGTGAACAGAGACAAGGTAGTGAGACTACTAAGAATGCTCCCGGTTCACTTAACTTTAAGGATATTGGTACAATGAGTGCAGAGGATGGACTCAAAGCACTAGGTCTTTAATCATATCTATACTGAATATGCCTACCACCTCTGTAGATACAAGTGGTAGCTATCTATAATAACAAACAACAAATATCAAATAAGAGGTTCCAAATGTTAATTGGAGATTTCATTCAAGCTGCTAAAATAACTGAACTTGCAACTGCATTGGTTCAGCGTAGAAAAGTATTCCCTAACATTGCAGAAGTTAAGACTGATGTTAAGGGTTCAAGTATTAAGGTTCCTGTACTCAATTCAGGTACTATTGGCGACTATGTTCCTGGAACAGATATGACTGTAAACAACGCTACATCTAGTTCTATTACTATTAACATCAACCAGTCTAAGTATATCAATGACTATTTGGATTATGTTGATATGGCTTCTAGTGCACAAGATGCTACTAAACAGTGTGTTAATACACTTGGTAACACTATGGGTTCTACTACTGATAAGTATGCACTTAAACAGTTCTTCGCTGGTGCTACTGCAGGTTCTACCTTTGGTCTTGGTATAACTGGTACTCCTATCACTATTGATAGTTCTAACATTGATGACTACTTCACTGATGCAGCTCGTGCACTTGATACTGCTGATGCTCCAGAAGATGGTAGATATGCTGTTATCACTCCTAAGATGCAACAGGCACTTACCCTTAATAATATCTATGTAGCTGCTACTACTGATGAAGCTGCTCGTAAAGGTGGATTCCGTGGTATGTATGTAGGTTTTGAAGTATATGTATCTAACAACCTCCCTGCAGGAGTTGCTGATGGACTTGGTGCTACTGAGGCAGGAGTTATCTTTGGTATTAAAGGTGCAGGTGCTGTAGGTTTTAACTATGAGAATGTACGCACAGTTAATGCAGAAGACCGCTTTGGTGAGAAGTTCCAAGCTGTTGCTAACTATGGTGCAGGTGTTGCAACTCCATCATATATTGTTAACGGTGTAGTTGTTAAATAATCCATACACAGAGATAAGTATAACATAAGGGCTGAGCACTACGCTCAGTCCTTTTTACATTAAGGGAGAAATAATGAGTTTACAAGAATACATTACAGACACTGATATTACTCATGTACACCTTAAGCAGTTTGTTGGTACACCTGAGATGGATGGATTAATAGCAGAAGCTAATGATATGTATGAGGAATTAGCTATATCTATGGGCTTAGATGTTCCAGAGTTAGCATTCCCAATATCTATATTACCTAAACTATACCTTAGAACTTATGTTACTTATAGGTTTGCTGAGGATAGTATTGGTGTTAATGATACTATTACTACTGAGGACATTTATCTTACACTTTATAACCTTAGTGAGCCTAAGCTTATTGAGCTTAGAGCTAAGTTAACTTATGATGTACTAACTGGTGAAGTATCAGGTGACAAAGGTGGTAGAACAATATCATTTGGTAAAGCAGTAAGAACATGTTAAGCATTAAGCCGCAGATACCTGATGTTAAGAGATTAACTAATGAAATATCTAAAGCATTTAATGATGCACTTAAATCAGTTGTACCTGATATTACTAAATTGATAATTGACTATGCTTCAAAGAATCATAAGTTTACATCTAGGTCAGGTAACCTACAGAACAATGCCATTAAAACGTCAATAGACTATGCTCCTGACAAGATAACTATCAGTCTATACTTAGATACTGTTGTAGCAGAATATGCCTCATTTATAGTATCAGGAGTGCGTAGATCAAAGACTGGTGTAGTTAGAAATAATAAAGGTGCTGACCCATTCCTAGAGAAAGCAATAACTGATAATGAAGCTAAGATAATATCTATGATAGAGAAAGCTCTAAGTAAGGTGAAGTAATGGATAGAATAACAAACATCGAAGATAAGTTAGCTGAACTATTGGTTAGTATTGATAAGACAGTACAGCCAAGTGGTTATCAGTATAAGACATTAACAGGTACAGTACAAGTAGATGACCAAGTATTATCATTAAGTACTAACACTGATAAGACTGCTGTTAACTACACTATTGAAGCAGATACAATTGATAAGGTAACTAACTGGACATACGGGCAGAATGCTTATATGTCTACAATAGATTATGTAATAGTAGCTAAGGTACAAAACATTAATACAAGTGTAAGCCCAGTAAGAGATATTAAGGCTAGAATGAATGAAGTTATTAGTGACCTTAAGTACTTATTCTACATTAACTACCTTAACCAAAACACTGCTGAGATTATCCAGTATGTATCAGCTACTAAAGATGTGGCACCAACCAATAACAGAATAACAACAGGTACAGTATCTATTACTATATCTGTATCATACAGTCAACAGGGTAACAACCCTGATAGACCTGCGTGTAACTATTAAACACCCAAATAGGGTATAACAAATAAATAAGAGGTATTAATATGAGTTTTCTCACAAATACACAGTTGCTAACCTTTAAGGCTGAAGCAGTAGCTGGAACATATGAACCAACTGTAGAAACTACTAGACCTAATGTGAGATTTAGCAATGTAACTTTTGGTAAATCAGTTGAGATGGATACAGACTCTACATTCCTATCAGGTGACTGGGGTAATGATGATGTTGCTAGCGTTGGAGCTAAACTTGGTACTGTTAGTGCAGACCTTAAGCTTACTGGTGGACAATACACTGTAGTAGGCCCAGTTGGTACACACGTACTTACATATAAGGATTTGTTCAGTTCAGTTGGATTGGGACTTACCGAAGTTGGTACTGGTAGTGTTGATATCATTGGTGGAACATATCACTTTTATCCTGATAGTTCTAATGCTTGTAAGTCAATGTCATTTGCTCGCTTTGTTAAGCAAGCTTGTGGTGCTAGTGTTAATGGATATATGGAATCACTTAGAGGATGTGTAGGTACATTCACTATTAATGTTGGTGGTCGTGGACAGCCTTTCATTATGAATGTTAGTCAACAGGGTTCAGTTGAATCTGTAGAAGATATTGCTATTGCATCATTTCCTACATTTGATGACACTACTGCTATGTCTATTATCCCTGATAAGTTCCTTAATACAACTATTACTCTTACTAACCTTAGTGTAACACCTAATACTTCAGTATCAGTATGTGTATCTACACTTAGCTTTGATGCAGGTAATACAGTTTCTGAGATTGAGTGTCAATCTACTGAGTCAGGTATTAAGAACTATCTAATCACTGATATTGCTCCTATGCTCACTATTGACCCACTATTGCAGTCTGTAGCACAGTTTGATGCTTGGGGTTCACTTACCAAGAGTGATATTTATAAGATTGAAATTGACTCTGCTAATATTAGTATCCTTATTCCTAGAGCACAAATGACTACTGCTGATGTAGCAGATGCTAATGGATTTATGCGTACAAGTATTGCATTTAAACCTTTGCGTAACATTGATGTGGTTAAGCCTGTTGGTCTTATAGCTACTGTTACTCCTGAGTCTATCTATTTTATCTCATTGCGTGAATCACTTCCACAATACTAATAGATGTAGTTTCTCCTCCTATATCTGTTAATAACAAAGGATATCCATCAAGGGTATCCTTTTTGTTTATAGTATTTATCCAAATAGTGTATAACAAAACAATAATCTGAGGAGATTATCATGGCTAGTAAAGTAACAGAAGTTAAAGTACCAACAGAAGACATTAAGGCTAAACTTAGAGGCTTTAGTATTGCACGTAAGACTATCAAGACTCCTATTAACAAGGGTGAACTTGGTGAATATGCACCAGTAATTGAAGTATCAATGTTGACTAATGCGCAGTTGGCAACTATTAAAGAAGCATATACTGATAATACTACTGCTAATGATGTAATTGAGAACACTGTAAGACAATCAATCAAATCAATTAGAATCTTTGACGTATCTACAGATGATTGGGAAGAACTATCAGGTGATAAGTGTGTTAGTAAAGAAGATTATGACTTGCTTCCACCTACACTTAGAGGTAGTATCATTACAGCAGTATTCCAGTTATATGGTCTAGCATAATTACACTTAACATATCCATACAATAAGGCAGGCTAACCCCTGCCTTTTGTTGTTTATAAACCAAATAGTGTAACTAGTTGAGGAGAAAACTATGGATACAATTAATGAGATAGAGTCAATAAGTACTGTAAATGAGTATCTAGAAGATGCTATTAGTACATTAGCAATGATACACCATGGATTATTACAATTAACATGTGCTAACTGTAATAAGGAATTAATGGAAGAATACAATCATAACATAGAACCAAGAGATAATCCAGTATGGTTTGATCAACATAGACTTAAGGAATATTATGCGTGTCCAATAGCACTAATACCTCCAATAGTTATCAGTTGGTATGATAAGTATAGATATGTTAAGGACTATGGTATGAGTGAACAATATGATGATACTGATGCGCTATTTTGGTGGTTCATTAAAACATATGAACAGTACTCTAACAAATATGAATCAGATAAGATTAATACACCTAAATAAAAGGATTAACATATGAGTGGTCTTAATATACCATTGATCATACAAAGCAATATTGATGATGCAATGAAGAATGCAGGTAATGCAATTGATAAGGCTTTTGAGACATTAGAGAATGCAAGTAAGGCTGCTAGTAAGATTGCTTCTCAACAGATAACTAAGTTACAGCAAACTACACAACAAGCTACTGATAAGATTAAGCAGTCATTTAACAGTGCTACTAATAGTGTTAAACAATCAGTTAGTACTATGGCTACTAGTGCTACTAAAGCATTTAATGACATATCTGATGCAGCTAAACAAGCCTCTGCTAATGCAGGTGGTGGTATCAGTGGTATGTTTGAAGGACTTAAAGCAGGATTTAATGCTATGCCTGTACAAGCTAAGATAGCAGTTGGTGCAATTGGAGCAGTAGGTACTGCGGTAATAGCATTAGGTAGTGATTATGTTCAAGTAGCAAAAGAACTTAAACAGTTCTCATCAGAGACTGATATGTCTGCTGAATCATTACAGAAGTGGAGATACTTATTTGGTGGTGATGAGGGTGCTGTTAAAGGCGCATTAGATACAGTTATTGGTGGTATCAAAGATGCTTCTGATGCTTCAAGTGAAATGGGACAGATATATCAACAGTTGGGTGTATCTATCTATACTGCTAATGGTACATTTAAGAGCCAAGAATCAGTACTTATGGACTTGGTTACAGCATTATCAACAGTTGAGAACACAACTGAGAGAGCAAGACTTGCTACACTTGCAATAGGTGGTGATTACCGTAAGATTGCACAATATATTGATGAGGGTAAAGAAGCTTGGTTAGGATATGTTGAAGTAGGTCAGAAATCAATTGTAATGACTAATGAACAGGTTGAAGCAGGTGTTAAGCTTGGTAAACAATGGGACTTTGTACTAGGTTCTATTAAGTCATTGATATATAGTGGTATGGAACCACTTGTATCTAGTCTAGCTGATGTGCTAAAGTATATGGGTCTTATTGAGAAGCAGAAGTTTAGTGGACTTATTGATAATGTTACTAAGTTAAGTGATGTTAACTTTAAGAATATGTTTAATGTTGAGATGGTTAATCAATGGCAGACCGCAGTTGATAAGACTCTTAAGCTTATTGAGGGACATAATCTAGGTGATGCACTGGCAGTTGAAGATGCTATATGGTTATCAATTCAGTTAGGTATTGATAAGACTTATAGTAGTCAGGTTGAGTGGGAGAATACCATTAAAGCTATCCGTAAGGAAGCTTCTGATAAGAATATTAAGCTTAAGAAAGATGAGACATTCTTAGTTGAGTCATTCTATAACCTACTTGATAAGAAGACTGGTGAAAATGAAGTTAAGCAACTTAAGTCACTAAGGAAAGTAGCTGATGCTCGTAAGAAAGAATTGTCAACTACTACACCAACTAAAACTGCTAAAGGTGGTGTTGATAAATCTACAACATTATTAACTACTAGTATTGATAAGCTTACAATAGCTATGAATAAGTATAATGATAGTATTAGTCATAATGAACAGATATTACCAGTGTGGTTAGATAGAGTATTATCTATGAACTCTGCTCTTGACATAGTTGACCAAACTATGGTTAAGTTTGGTGAGGACTATATTGCTACTAATTCTAAGTTAACAAATAATAATGCATTCTTTGAATTTATAGGTACTAATGTATCTGACTTTGAAAAGTATACTAAGTTCTTAAAGTCTTCAAATAAAGAGATAACTGATGAGCTTAAAAGTATAGTTAAAGCACATAATGTGTTTGGACAGTATACTAAAGGTGATGTGTGGGCAAAAGTAGAATCTAGCGCTACTCCTAAAGCACAAGTTAGATATAATCTTAGTAGTATCAGTGATAATCCAATGTTAAAACTAATCAAAGATAACATGGCTAAGGCAAACGAAGCTAATGATAAGTTAGTTAAGCTACATGGTGATAACTTAAAGCTGCAAAGTGATACAACTAAATCAGCAGTTGATAAAGCAACTGGTAAGACTGATTATCTTAAGGCTGTTAAGACACAAGAAGATATAATTGGTAACTATACTAGACAGTATAACCTACTTATAGAGATGTATGACCAAAAGAAAGCTCTTGTAAAGTTGTTTGCTGATAATCCTAGCTTATTATCTGCTGAGGGTATGGAATGGTTAACTAATTCACAAGTAGTAGATTCTACTATTAGTAAGTTAGAAGAATATGGATTCCTACTTAAGGGTACTAGTGATGAGATTAAGACACTGATACGTGAAGCTGCTTATGATTATCAAGCTATTGAAAAAGCATATAATGGATATGAAGATGCTATGGGTTTGATAAAGGGTATGAAACAGTCTAACAAGCTTAATAGTATGCCTGATAAAACAATAGATGATAGAGAAGCTAAGGCTGTGGCTAATGCTCAGGCTGAATATGATGCTACAATTGAGGGATATAAGAAGCTTGAAATAGCTAATAGTACATATCTAGCATTAGTTGAACAAGCACAAATAGCTCATCAAAAGACTATTAGTGAGATTACTCAATCTGCTCAAGATGAGAGAATAACTAAGATTAAAGAGTCTGCTAAGGAGATATGGGATTCATTCTCTACTGCTATGAATAGCTTTGAGTCACTTGACACTATGTATCATGAACAGAAGATGCAACGGATACAAGCAGAGTTTGACCTTAGAATGGAGAATGCACAATCTATTCTTGAACAAACTGTTATGAGTGATAGAGCTAGACTTAAAGCAGAGAAGAGACTAGCTAATGAAGAGAAGAAGAACCAAGAGGAAATGGAATCTAGAGCTAGAGCATTTAAGGAGAAGCAAAAGGCATGGGCTATTACTCAAGCTACTATCAATGGTGGTTTAGCTATTACTGATATATGGGCAGAACATGCAGGTAACCCTATCTATGCAGGTATCCTTACAGCACTGGCATTAGCTGCTACGGGTGCTCAAGTAGCTATGATTGCTGAACAGAAGTTTGCTAATGGTGGTATTATTGGTGGTAATAAAGGTGCTATGTATGGTAAGGATGATACAACTATCAGTGCTAGAAATGGTGAGATGGTTATCAATGCTCCACAACAGAAGAGACTATGGGATACTATCAGTGGTAAATCTAGAACTAATGGTAATGGTAATATGACATACTCACCAACTGTAACATTCACAGTTACAGGAGATGCATCGCCTAGTACTATTAAGGCACTTAAGAAGAACCAAAATGAGTTTATCCGTGACTTAGAGTATGGTATTAAAGAACTTAAGAGATATGGGAGAATCTAATGGTTATTAACTTAACAGACTACAGGGTGTATTCAGTTACACCCTCTGTCCAATTACAATATAAACTAGTTGAAAGGGATAATGGTACAAGTATTATCATAGATAGAGGTTTAATATCAGATATTTATGAGAGTACTTTCACTATTATGGGGCCAACTGCTACTATTCAAGCAGTACAAGCAGGTATACTTAGAGATGCACATGTTACAATAAGTGGTATTAACCAAGATGAAGCATTATTTGGTGATAATATTAATTACACAGGGTCTATACAATGTGCAGTTATGAGTATTAGTGAGATTAAGCAGAGAATTATTAGTTCTGCTGAGATAACACTAACAGTTAGAGCTAATCCTGATGACTTAGCCTTTATTGGTGAGATAGTATTACCATCAATGGCTTGTGTTAGTACTGGGTATTGGACTAAAACTACATTAGGTCAAACACTTAAGGATAGTTACACTGGTGTAATGACTATTAGTGATAGTATTAAGGATATCTATGAGTGTGAATTAACAACAACACTTAAGTTAGATGATGCAATTATGCTACAGAACTGGTTTAGAAGTCAGCGTGGTGATACATTTACTATGAATCAAAGTGATTGGGGTGTAAGTAATCCATTTAGAGACATCAACCAACAAGGTTATAAGACTCAGTTAAGTGGTTATCCATACACTGTTAGGATGATAAGCTTAAGCATAGATAAATTAGGTGTTAATCATAGGACTTGTACAATGTTACTTAGAAAGGAGGGAGCTTAATGCTCCCTTTACTTATCTATATTCCAAATAGAGTATAACAATAACAGAGGAAAACTATATGTATCATAATATTATCCATTATGCTTGTATCATTGATACTGGTACTACTGAGACAATGGAGTCAATTGGGTTGTACAATGGCAAAATTAAGATTATCAGTGATGGTTGTACACTTGACCCTAATGCATACTTTGAGGATAACACTCTAGTTGGTACTAATTGGGTTAACTTATTTAAGCTTGAAGGATTAGCACAAACTGGAACAAGAATAGATATTACTACTGGTGGTGATTATGCCTATTTAACAGGTATGAATATTACACTGGCTAACCAAACACTTGATAACCTTATGCCATATCATGAAGGACTACAACAGTTAGAACAAGCTTGGTTGATTGGAGCAGGTATTCAGTTCTTTGTTGTGTGTGATAGAGAACGCTTCATACAGCGTTGGGAAGGTGTTATTGATAACATTGCATTCACTGATGAGGACTTTACATTTAGTGCTGTTGATAAATTGGTGAAGAAGTTTAAACAGCTACCTCAAGTAGTAGGTGACCAAATAGCTATTGGTAATATCAAGTATGCACCAATGAAGTTAGTATCTAACGAGGAAGAAACTGTATTGCTTGAGTCTCATACAATTGTAAGAATCTTACCTTATGGTGAGAACTATTGTGATGGTACATATGCACAAAATGCAGAGGGTTGGAGTGCATCTATGTGGGGAAGTGATATGGATATTGTTGGCTTTGGTGTACAGAAACAATGGCCGTCACAACTTTCTCAAAGTGCAATAGCTTATTTTGGACAAAGAATATTAACACCAATGAATAATAGAGACTATTGGATTATCCTTGAGCTATCACAAGAACATCCTGAATGGATTGGTAAGACTATTACTATTGAGGATAAGGATTACCTCATCATTGATACCAAACTGGATATTATACCAGATAGTGCAACACTTACAAATCCAGTACCTGAGACTGGATTATGGGTATTAGCTAAAGACTTTGATGCTAATATTACAACTGAGGGATTATTTGGTGTTCCTAAGAGTATTAGATATGCTACTAACTGTGTTAATGTAGCAGATGCAACTGCAGTACTTGATTCACTTAAACAATTTAGCACTGAAAAGGTATTATGTACTATTAGTAATAAGCTTAAAGTGTTACAGTTTAGTAAAGATGTATCATTAGTTGATTTAGTTACTGATACTGATGGTAACATTATCTTTTATACCAAAAGTGCTGATGGCACTATGGTTGAGGTTAACATTAATGGTATTATTGATGCTGATAATAACATTGTTATTGTTAATGAGTCAAGAAGAAGAGAGATTGTTACACCTAATAGAGTGACTGTATCAAGTTCTAGTGGTATGGGTTGGCAAGCACTATTTGATGATGAGTATGAACCTATCTATAATGACCCATTAGGGTTTCAATATAATGATACTACTAAATGGAGTGGTACTAATTATAACCTTAGAGAAGTGTACAATGGTAAGAACCTTAATAGAACAATTAACCCTGATATTAAGTGTATCTATGCAAGTTCATCAACTGACCTTACAACTGGTAAATTAAACCCTATTAAACTGTATATGGAGTTTGATAATCTTGATATTGAGCAGGAATATAAGCCATATATATTCATGCAGTCTGATTATTATGAGAGTCAACAGTGGGCAGCTACTTATGACAGTGCTGATAATCATCACCCTGCTGTAGTATTACCATATAATAGTACACTTGATGTACCTGATACAGACCCTAATCATCAAGAATCTAATAATAGTGATACTAACTTATGGTTTGGTAATAGGTCACCTACGCACGATGTTAACAGTAGGTCAATTTGGGCTGATATGTGGGTATGTAATATCTATCCAGTTATTATCCATGAACAACATGGTCTTATTACCGCATCAAGTTTAGATAGTAACTTTCAACCAGTAGTGCCATATACATTTGATATGCCTAAGCGTGTTGGTCGTTCAGAGGTATTGAGGTTCACTGTTGATAATCCTGATTTTCCTGATGATGGTAGATACACCAAGATGTATGCTTATCAAGCTGCATTACCTTATGCAGTTACAACTGCTCCTATTGAATTATTACCTGATAATGGTTCTGTTGGTGCTGAGATTACTATAAATTACTGGAGAGCTTATAAGGATAGTAACTACACTATTACAAGTATCTTCACTAATCAACCTGTAACAACAGGGCTTATTAGAGTGGGTGGTGCTCATTCTGAATATATTCAAGTGGCTACACCAAGTGGTAATGAGAGACAGTTCTTACTTAATAGTATTGCTACAGGTAATACACCAACTATTAATAGTGAAGTACCAGTTATCAGTGCTGATGATATTAAGCTTGCAACCAAAGAGAAAACTACTAGAATATTATTAGAGATACAATCAGAGTATTTTATAGATAGAGCAGTTAGGTATCTTGACCCAGGATTTAATGGTGCTAGTAATAACACTGCATTACTTGATATATCACCTGAGTTTCTTAAAGTAATGGGTTTAGGATTAATGATAGATGAACCTATTGTGCTTGGTGACTTATATGTATCACTTAAGAGTAAAACAGGTGCTACAGTACCAAGTGATAGTGTGTACGGTGCATTACATTATATGACTGATACTTATTCAGGACTATTAGGTGATTATTCATCTTTACCAACTGATAGAGCAATGGTAGACCCTAAGCTATGGAATATTGGTAGACTAATATCTGAGCAGAAGAACACATTTGATTATGTTACTGAGCTTTGTCAACAGTCTTTTGTGACTGGTTGGACAAATAGAATGGGTGATATTATTTATTCAGTATTAAACCCTGAGTTTGAGGCTAATGATGGTGATAATATGTTAGTGTACTTTACTGAGGCTAATATTGTTAGAGATAGTTTATCAGCATTAAGCTTAACACCACTAACACAAGTGTATAATGAGTTTGATATCCAGTTTGCATTTAACTATGTAACTAATAAATATGATAAGCAGTATAGTGTTAAACATGTTGATAAAGATGCTTTTCCACCTGTTGATGCAAGTAATGGTAATCAAGTAGCTGATAATAGTACACAGATAATCCCAGTAGCATATCAGTCTGAACAAGGAACTGGTGTAATACTTATACCTACTATCTATTTTGTTGAAGCTAATTGGAAGCAGTTCTTTATCTATAACACTTTTGATATTCCTGGAATACCACTTAACCATGCTATTTGGGGTACTGTTACAGGCTTTGAAAGCATTAACAATGGATTAACTACTAAGATTAGATTTAAGATGGATATGGATAAGTCTATCATTGTAGATAGTCCTGATTTACAGCTTGAGGGTACTTGGTTATCTAACATATATACTATTAGTGATGTGTGGACTGAGTATGTTATTGGTATTAGTGATTATATGATGGCTAAAGATGTATGGGAACAGTGTCATGCAGGTTGGTTAGAGAATAAGACTATCAATAAGGCTCCAACTAGCTTAACCGATTTGATATGGGCTACTGACCTTACTATACTTGATAGTGATTTAGCATCACCTTATGAAGAATATGCTTATCAGTATCTTATGTTAATGGCTAAGTGGGCTACAAGACAGAAGTGGCAAGTAGAGTTTGATATACCTGTTAATGAGTTTAATAGTAAACTTGAGCTTATGCAGAGAGTTAAGTTCCATGACCCAGTATTAACACCTGATATAACAATAGATAATGTATTAACTACACAATATGGTGTTGGGTACATTACATCATTAGCAGTAATACCTAATGAAGATGTTATTAAAATAGGTTTAACATTTGAGAAGTTTGGTAGTAGAACAAGAGTACCAGTACAACCTATTACTATTACAGAAACAGGAAGTGCTATTACTATCAGTGAGACAGGCACAGCAATAACAATAACAGAGGCTTAACCTTAACAATATGACTCAGTGACATCACTGGGTCATTACTTTATTAACCAAATAGAGTATAACAGATAATTATAGGAGACAAATATTATGATTCCGACAGAATCCTTTAATGCTGACCTAATTAGATTACAAGTAAATAGCAGAAGTGAAGCACAGACAACATTAAGACCTAAACAATGGTGCCTAGTTAATGATGCTAATCCTTGCCTTGCTATCAAGCGAGCTGATGGGTCAATGAAATATGTTCCAATTGAGGACACTAATGCCTTATTTAATAACCTTAAACTTACCAACTTAGCAGGTACAGGTATCCGTAATGTTGTGGTAGATGCAGATGGCAACCTTACTGTTGGGTCGCTTACAAACAACCCATCAAAGGGCAGTCTTACACTCAACATTTCTGATAGTCTTGGAGCTTGGATAGATACAGGGCTTAGTATTGATGATGTCGCAAAAACAGAAGATGCAGGTATCTATAAC